GAAATGGATAAGGTGGTTGACCAAATGTCTAAGGCTTGGTGGATTACACCAAATGAAAAAAGACAATCAATGACTTATGGTGTTGATACTGATAATGAAAAAATGAATGATTATTATGTTCCAAATAATTTAACAAATATGGGAGAGGAAGATATTATCGAAGAAGAAATTAAAAGCGTAAATATAGATTATAACAATTTTGATAAAGGAGAAATTAGAACAGATGTTTTTGATAATCCGGGCGAAGCAAATGCAAGAGCACAAGAAATTGGGTGTGATGGAATTCATAGTCACGAGGAAAATGGAAGAAATATATTTATGCCTTGTGCGACACATACAGATTATGAAGCTGCAGTTGGTACAACTTTAAAACCAGGTTATCACGAACAAGAACAAAAAGCAGATACTTATAGCAAATATCCACAAAGTGCAAGTAATAATGCTAAACGAATGATTGAATGGAGAGAAAAATACGGCAGAGATGTTGTTAAAGGTGGAACAAAAGTTGGTTGGACAAGAGCAAGTCAATTAGCAAGTCGTGAATCTTTATCATTAGACACAATCAAAAGGACTTATAGTTTTTTAGCAAGACACGAAGATAATGCTAAAATAAATCCTAAATATAGAAATGAACCCTGGAAAGATAAAGGTTATGTTGCTTATAATTTATGGGGTGGAAAAGCAATGTTTAGTTACGTAAAACGAATTTCTGAAAGTGAGCAAGATTAAAGATTATTATAAGCATTGGACTAAGCAATTAGAAACAGGCGAAAGAAATCAAGATGTTATTTGGTCTAATTATTTTATAAAAGAATCCAACAAGGTTATTGATGCTTTTTTAATAGGAAGAAACATACCCAATATGGATTCTTATTTTCAATTACCACAATTAAAAATACTTTATGGTGGCTTATATAATCAAATTGGTTTAAGAATGGCTAAATGGTATATGAATAATTATGAGAAATATGTAACTAAACAAGATGCAGATAATTATACTGATATATGGAATGAAAAATTTACATTTTTAGGCGAAACAATTGCAGGAGAAAGAATTGTTTCCATAAGTGGTAATAGGAAAAAAGAATTTGTAAAGTATTTGAGAAAGAAAATGTCTGAAAAAGAATTTCAAGAAATGGGAGAACAAAAAGCTGGTAGGATATTAAGAAAGAAATTTAAATATATGTCAGTTATTAATGCAAAAAGAATTGTTAGGACTGAATCAGTTAATGCTGCTAATTTTGCTACAAACACAAGTGCAAATGATATATTTGGACAACAAAATTTAGATAAAGAATGGTTAACATCTTTAGATGGTAGAGAAAGAGATGCACACGCAAGAGCAAATGGTCAAAAAGTGGATATGAATTCTAAATTTATAGTTATGGGAGAGCAATTAGCACACCCTGGAGATAGCGCTGGTTCTGCTGGAAATGTTATAAACTGTAGATGTGCTTCTGCACCAATACCGAAACCATCATTCACAATTAATTAAAATTAATATCTTTGCAATATGGAAAAATTAATTTATAAAACAAATCCAATAGGAGAAATTAAAGATATAGATGAAAAAGCTGGTATAGTTACTGGTTATGGTTCTGTATTTAATAACATTGATTCTGATGGAGATATAATTGCTAAAGGTGCATATACCAAAACAATTACTGAAAATGGTTCAAGAATAAAATATTTATACCAACACCAAATGGATAAACCATTAGGTAAAATGAAAGACCTTTATGAAGATGAAAAAGGATTGGTCTTTGTTGCAGAAGTTCCAAAAACACAATTGGGAACAGATGTTTTAGAATTAATGAAAGCAGGAGTTATAACAGAAAATAGTGTTGGAATTATGCCAATGCAAAAAGAACAATGTCCAACAGGTTATGACAATTGCTATAGAAAATTAACAGAAGTCAAATTATATGAAATATCTGCAGTTACATTAGCAGCTAATGATGAAGCTATGATATTAGATGTAAAAGGTAATTTGGATTCTGACAAAGTATTTAAAAGATATGATAACCTTGCTAAGTTAATTAGAAAAGGAAACATATCAGACAATTTAGGTTATGCTATTGAAGCAGAACTTATGAAGCTAAAATCATTATTTTCTGATTATATCACTTTGCCGACTGATATTGAAGTCACAGAGCCGAAACTAGTAAAAAATGATAAAAGCGAAATTTATGAATATTTGTTTAATCAATTAAAAAACTCGTAAAATAATGAACGAAGAATTAAAAAAAGAATTGGACCAAATCGGAAATTTGGTAGATTCGAAAATTGAAAAAGCAATGGAATCGGCTAAAGATAATGCGAAAGGCGAAGTGAACGAAACTCTTAAAGGAGAAATAGACCACTTAACTTCTCAAATTACTGAAAAGAACGATGAAATGCTTAAAAGAATGGACTCAATCGAAGTAACTAACAAAAAGTTAGAAACTAAAGCGACTGCTCCATTGAACTTTAAATCAGCTTTAAAAAAAGCAATTAATGATGGCGCTATAGATTCTCTTAAAAACAAGAATTCTAGAAGCTCATCTTTTGAAATTAAAGCGGATATGACAACTGGTGCAGACTATACGGGCGAAGTAATCGCTGCGACTAGAGTACCTGGAATTAAATTTGACCCATCTAATACTACACATATTAGACAAATGGTGCCAATCGGAACAACAAATTCTGATTTAATTAGATATGTAAAAGAAAGTGCATATACACAAGGCGCTGCTGCAACCAATGAGGGTGCTGCATTAGGTCAATCTGATTTTAACTTAACGGCTTCAACTGCCCCAATAGAAACAGTTGGAACATATTTAAGACTTTCTAGACAAATGTTAGAAGATACAGAACAATTAAGTTCTTATATTTCTGCAAGAGTGCCAAGTAAATTAATGGCAGTTGAAGATGACCAGCTTTTAGGTGGTAATGGTATTGCACCAAATCTTCACGGACTAAGAAATACAGGAACGGCTTGGAGTAATGCTGCATCTGGTTTTGCTGCTGGTGTTATAGGTAACCCACAACAATTTGATGTATTATTAACTGCTGTAAACCAATTAGCAAAATCTAATTATACAGCTGATTATATTTTACTTAATCCAACTGACTTCCATAAAATCTTAGCGCTTAAGGATTCTGATAACAGATATCTAAAAGACCAAGTTTATAATGGACTACAACCAAACTTTATGGGTATTCCTGTAATGGTTAATACTGCAATGGCAGCTGATGAATTTATCGTTGGTAATTTCTCAACAGGTGCGCAGTTATGGGTAAGAGAAAATGTAAGTGTTGAATTCTTTGAACAAGATTCTGATAATGTTCAAAAGAACTTTATTACAGTTAGAGTTCAAGAAAGAATTGGATTTACAACATATTTACCTAATGCATTCTGTAGAGGAGCATTCTCAACAGTAATTGCAGCTCTATAATTAATTAGAGTTTTATACAATCAAAAAAGGGGAGTAGTTAATTCTATTCCCCTTTTTCTTGTTTGTACTTCAACAAACTAAATTATTATATCCTATTCAAAAAGTTTGTAACTAATTCATTAGGTGTATAAGAATCATCTAAAAGCATATCTAATAGCTTAGTTGCATCTTTTAATAAATCAGTTCTAATCTGTTCAGGAGTTCTCCAATCAGATTCGTGATTTACATATAAATAAGATGTAGCTGCATAGCTAAAAAATATATCTGAAACTTCTGCTTTTCTAAGTTCGGTTTCCATATTTATTGTTTCTATAGTCATTTTTATTTATTTAATATTAATATAAGACAAATATAAAGAAATCTTTTTAATTAAAATATTTTTTCTTTATAAAAGAATTTCTTATATTTACACTATAAATAAAAAACAATGAAAAATTTAATAGAAGCAAAATCAATAAATAGAAAACAAGCAAGATTACATATTGGATTAATAGAAAATGAAATTATGTTTTTTCAAGATAATATAACATTAGCAAAAAAAGAAGGTGCAGATGTTATGTATTTAAATGGTTTAAATAAAAAATTATTTACAGCTAAAGCACATAAACAAAGTTGGATAAATATATTATCTGATAATTAATAACAATATAGGTGTTATCCCTAGTAAGTTAAAAACGCAGAGTCCAATATACGAAGCCGATTATGATTGGTAGTGAGGAATCAGTAGAAATTTAATCCGAACGGGCAGCACCTTTTTAAAATTTAGAAAAAATGAATAAAAAAGAAATATTAGAAGCATTAACAATAATTGGTTACACTATATTAGGACTTGGAATGTTCTTTTGTATTTGGTCAATTTCAATAATATTTGGTGTATAATGAGTTATAAGTAATTATAAGTAAGTAAAAACTATGAAAACAATTTATAAAGCAACAAAACAAGATATAAATATGCCAGTGGATATACAATGGCAAAAAAGATTTATAAAATATGTATGTTGGGGATTACCTCAATTTTTATTTTGGTCAATCTTATTTGTACATTTTATTTTTTGGTTAATAAGATAATGAGAATAAGTAAATACAATATAACACAGTTTGTAAAGCCTTTAAACACCATTTTAAGAAAGAATAAAGATAAATGGAATAAAGATGATTGGTTTTACATTATGCAGCACTTAAAATTGATTATAATTAAATTAAATGAAATTGAAAACAGACCAAACTCAATTACAGGAACCATCAAAGAAGAAATTGAAGGAGATATTGTATAAAAAATGTAAAAAATGCAAAAAGAAATTTAAAACTCATATTGATTTTGAGTTAAATTTTTGTTCAATTGTTTGTTATTTAAATAGTTAATTAATATATTGGTTATGTAATTTGAACGCATCAAATTATTCTTTCATATTAATTGGTAAAAAGTGGTAATGTATCTCAAAAGCATTATCACTTTTTTTTTTATAACTTAGTTTTGTGGATTCCAATTCAAAAGGTTGTATTGCTGAATATAAATTTGGTGTCGAATGCATTAAAAGAGACATAAATATATCTTATCCATTAATGCATACTTCCGTTTATGATTGTATTGCTGACACAGGAAATAAAATGTATCGCATACAAATTAAATCATCTTTTCAAGATTTTCAAAAAAATAGAAAAACTGTCCACGTACAATGGAAACGTACTTATGAAAAAATAGATGTAGATTATTTTGCCGTATGGGTTGAGAAATTTGATGGTTTTTTTATTTTTAAAAACAATGGAACAAGATTAGCAGTAAGATTAAGCTTGACAAATGACTATTCAAAATATTTTAATAACTTTGCTTTTGAATAAGTTTTATTTTTATTTTAGGGGAAAACACCATTAAATTTTAGTGGTGTTTTTTTTTACTAAATTTGTAATATGATTAACAAAATAATAAAGCTGATTTTAAAAGCAATTAAAATACAATCATCAAGAAAAGAAACTAAAGAATGGAAACAAGCATATTCAAGAGAAACAAAACAAATAAAATAAGTTATGTTATATAATCCTAATCCATTGAATGAGTATCATACTCAAATAAAAATAAATACCACAACAGGAACTGAAATAGTTTCAACAGCTAATGCTAAAGATTATATGCGTGTTGATACAAGCGCAGATGATACTTTAATAAGTCAAATGATAACACAAGCAAGAATAATTTGTGAAAATTATATTAGTCGTGATATTGTTGCAAAAAATAGAACATTGTATTTAGCAAGTGTAGATGATAGGTTTGTTTTACCTTTTGGACCAGTTACTTCAATAAGTTCAATATCAGTTAAAGGAACAAATTTAGCTGCAACAGGATATGAAACTTTTGGTTTAGGAGATACATTAATTGAATTAAATAGTTTACCAGCAGAGGAAGTCAAAGTAACATATATAACAACAGGATTAGATGATAGTTTTTTAATTCAAGCTATATTACAAATGGTTTCAACTTATTATGATAATAGAGCTGATTTTATTATTGGTAAAACTGTAAACGAAATTCCAACAAATGTAAAAAGTTCTTTAAGTAGTTATAAAAACGTATTTATATAATGGATGCAGGAAAATTAGATACAAGGATTTTAATAAAAAGATTAACCAAAGCAAGTGATGGATTTGGTGGGTTTACATCAACCAATGCGACACAAAATACAATTTGGGCAAATTTAAAATTTATAGCTGGAGATATTAATCAAAAAAATGGTAAAAGAAATAGAGATTTAGAAATTGAATTAATTGTTAGAAAAAGAACAGCTGATACTATTTTAATTACAGATTTATTACAAATAGAAAATCAAACAGGTTTTTATAATATAAGAGACAAATATGATTTTGAATTAAAAGATTATTCTAAAATTGTCGCTGTAAAAAGAAATTAATGAAAAAAGCATTTGAAATAAAATTAGGTAAACAAAGCAAAGCTAAATTAAGCAAAAAGCTATTTGAATTAAGACAGTTTTCTGAATTGCAATTTCAATATGAAGTTCATAAATCTGGTTTAACCATAGCAGCTGATGTTAAAAGTAAACCAATACCAGTTGATACAGGAAATTTGAGAAGAAATGTAAGATGGAATGGTAAATCAGTTAAATCAGCTGCACCTTATTCTGCTTATTTAGAATATGGAACGAGATATATGCAAGCACAACCATTTTTCTTTTATAAAGTTCATGCTGGTGTTGCTTTATTATTAAGAAATGTAGAAACGAGATTAAAAAAAATGATTAGAAAATGAAAGAACCAATTCATTATATAAGACAAAAAATCATTACAAGATTAAATGGAAACATATCTTATGGTGGAAATAATGTTCCTGTTTATAATCGTGTTCCAAGTACACAAGATGAACCATATATTATTGTTTATTCTCAAATAACTTCACAAACAGAAGATAATAAAACAAGTTTTGTTTATGATTGCACAACTAGAATAGAAGTTGTAACTGCTTTCTTTTCTGATGATGGGGGAGAATTGGAAACCAATTCCATAGTAAATAGTATATTGCAATTAATAAAAACATCAAAAACAGATGAATTTGATTTAAGTGGACAAAATTTCAATGTATATCAATTCAATCTTGATGGTGTAACTTATACCGAAGATGCTGATGAAGATAAAACATATTTTAAAGCATTTATAGATATAACAAATAGAGTTCAACAAAATTAAAAGTAATGGCAAAAACTAAAAAAACTAATTTCTCAACTCATATAAGTACAAAAGAAGCTTGGGGTTCAGAAACAGCAAAAAAATTAGATATTGAAAATAAACCTCCAAGATATGCTATGGAGAATATGAAAATAATAGCAAGTGAATTATTTGAACCACTTCGTAAAGAAGTTGGGCACCCTATTTTGGTAACAAGTTTTTATAGATGTAAAGAATTAAACGAAGCTTTGAAAGGTGCTGAAAATTCAAAACATATAACAGGAGAAGCTATTGATATAGATAGTTCTGGAAATAAAAGTAATGCTGAAATATTTTATATTATAAAAAATAATTTTGATTATGATAAATTGATTTGGGAATTAGGAGATGATAAAAACCCAGATTGGATTCATATTTCTTATGTAAAAGGTCAAAATAGAAAATTAACTTATCAAGCATTTAGACAAAAAGGAAAAGGTTATTCAACATATAAGTGGTTTGATTTAGATAATAAAGAAACTGAAGATAATGCTGAAGATTCTTAAAAGATTATTAGGTTTTAAAGACTCATCTGATATTGGGGGTCTTGGTCTTGAAATAAGAGAACTTATTAAAGGAAAAGAAATTGACCCTCAAAAATTAATTGAATTACAAGCGCAAATTAATGCACAAGAAGCAAGGCATAGAACAGTTTTTGTTGCTGGTTGGCGCCCATTTATTGGTTGGGTTTGTGGTGTTGCACTTGCTTATAATTTTGTTTTACGAGATTTATTAATATGGTGGTTTGGTGTTGATACAGCACCCCCAGCATTACAAATGGAACATCTTATGACTGTATTAATTGGAATGTTAGGTTTAGGTGGAATGAGAACATTTGAAAAAATGAATGATAAATCTAGTTAATGGCTCGAAAAGTATTTATTTCTTATGTTGAAAAGCCAAAGAAAAAAAGACCTGGTCGCCATAGTAAAAATGCTTCTAAAGGTCAAAATGGTTATAAAAAAAAATATCGTGGACAAGGAAAAAAACGATAAAAATTAATTTACTATTTTTGTATTAAATATTACTAATTAATATTTTAAATATTAGATATGGCAACAAATTTATTTTACAACGAGGATTATAACAAAGCAAGTTTTGGATTTAGAGGAATGAGACAATTATCATCTGGTCAAACTTCTGCAGGTGGAGAAAACTTTCTTGCAATACAAGTTGTTTCAGATGCACAAATTGATTTTACAAGCTCAGCAACAGGTGGAGATTCGACAATAACAAATTTAAACTTAGAAGCTGGAATGACTATTTATGGAAATTTGACAGCAATTACAGTAGATAGTGGAAAAGTTTTAGCATATTTACAATGATTGGATTAGGTAATAGCTTAGTAACATTTGCAAATAAAGTCAAATCGCATATTGAAAAATATTGGAATGAATATAATAGTTTATGGCAAGATGAAGCAACAGAATGGGATAAAGCACAATAATTAAAAAAAAAAGTAATGGCAAGTTTAACAGGACAAAAAATAAAAGATACATACGATTCGCTAATCAAATTTAATGATAACGGACAAGCAGATGGAAACCTTCAATTATTATCAGATGGTGCTGGTAATTCAATTGGTATTAGTGTTGATACATCTGGAAATATATCATCTGCTGCAGTTGGAACCATATTAGGTTCAACATCATCAAGTGTTTTAAATACTGGAATGGTTGATAATATCCAAATAAATAATGGAACTAATATTGTGTTCACAAAAATTGCTATAACTGTAGTAAATCCTGGTTCAGGAAATAAATATTATTATGATGGTGGAAATACATCAGTTACTTTATCTAAAGGTCAAACATATCGTTTTGACCAAAGTGATGCTTCAAATAGTGGTCACCCATTAAGATTTAGTACAAATAGTAATGGTAACCCGAATTATACAACTCTTGTTACACCAGTTGGAACACCCGGTAATGCAGGTGCATATACGCAAATAATAACTGAACAAGATACACCAACATTATACACTTATTGTACAGCTCATAGTGGTATGGGAGAATCAGTAACTTTTGGTGCTTCACTTGATTCAAGAGGTTTAGTTTCACAAATTGGATTAGATACAAATGATTATATAACAGTATTAACAGATAAAATAAGTTTCTTTATTGATGGTAGTGAAGATATGAGATTGCAAGATAATGGAACTTTACAAGTAGAGGGAGATGTTGTTGCTTATTCTACAGTTATATCTTCTGATGAGAAATTAAAAGATAATATACAAACTATTGGTGGTGCTTTAGATAAAGTAAAAGAATTAAAAGGTGTAACATTTAATTATAAATCAAATGGAAAAGCAAGTGGTGGTATAATTGCACAAGATGTAGAAAAAGTATTACCATCATTAATTAAAACACAAAATACTTTAGATGGTTCTGATACATTTAAAACTGTAGATTATAATGGATTAATTGGATTATTAATTGAATCAGTTAAAGAATTATCTAATAAATTAGATGAATGTAATAATTGTAAAAAAGATTAATTATGGCTTTAGTAGGAAAAATTACTTTATATGAATGGGTTAGAGATACAGATAATCCACAAATTGAAAATATTATAAGACCTGATGGTACGGAAGAAGAAGTTGAATATTTTCCAATGATACAATTAGCTGGAGAAGTTATTGAAGATGCTTATGTTATTGTTAAAATGGCTGCAATTCATTTAGACGATAATGATAGAATTGTTGAGGAAGTTGATGATGAAACTGGTCAGATAATAGGTAATATTGAAATTGCTGAAAGAGGAGAAACTAAAAATGGATTTAAATTAAATATTAGATATTGTATTTATGATTCAAAAGATTTACGCCAAGATACATTTCATAAACCATTACACGAAATTGATGAAGAACAATGGATAATTATTGATGATTTATCTTTAGGTGGTAAAAATCTTATTGAATATTCTTATGATTGGATTAAGAATAAAAAAGGATTTGAAGAATTAATTAACGATTAAAACATAATAATATGCCAGTACCAGCATCAGGACCTTTACAATTAAGAGGGGATATAGCGTTAGAAGTTAATGGTAGTGCAACTGGAACAGATGTTTCGTTAGGTGCTTTATCAAATACAGCTGGTTTTACAGAACCTGATACTATGTCGGAATTTTATGATTTCTCAATGGTATCTGTACCTACTGTACAAACAGATGCAGCATCGAGTGTTAGTTCTAGTGGAATGACTTTAAATGGTAATGCTACTGCTGATAATGGTGCAAATATAACATCAAAAGGTTTTTATTTAGGTACTGATGCAAATTATGCAAACAATACAAAAAGAAGTAGTGTTGGAAATGGAACAGGTTCTTATAGTGAAGCTGTGACTAGCTTATCTCATAGTTCAACTTATTATATTACATCTTATGCAATAAATTCAGAGGGAGAGGGTAGAGGTGCAACAGTATCGCAATCAACAGGTGCATTTACTACACCAAGCGTAACAACAGCTACTACATCAGATATTTATGATACTACTATGAAATTGTACGGAACTATGCAATCTCCAGATGGTGGTAATTTACAATATGGTTGGTATTTTGGCACAAGTTCTACAATGACAAGTAATACTTTTATACACGATGGAAATACTAATGGTAGCTCAAGTCAAATAAACTTTGATTATACAAAAAGTGGTTTAAGTGGTGGAACAACCTATTATATTTGGACAGCAGTTAGAGAATTAAATGGTACAGTTTTAGCTAGTGCATCTGTAAAAACTCAACAAACTTTAGCAGCAGTTAGTTATTCAAGTGGTTGGGGTGGTGCTCAAAATTTAAGTCCATCATCAATGGCAGGAGCAGGAACATCAGCAATAGGAACTATGTCAGGAAGTATTGGTTCATCTTATAATCACGTTTATTATGGTTGGTCAGGATTAAGTGGGGGATATTCTAGGTCAATGACACATTCAGGAGCAGCACAATGGGAAGGGTACTCAACAACTCCAAATGTTACTAGGTATTGGGGGTGGAGAACAGATGGAAATACAGTAGAAAATAGAAGTAATCTATCTGGAAATGTTGGTGGTAATGTGTCAGGTTATGGTTATGATGTTGGGGGAACTCACTCTTGGTATAGTTTGCCTTATGGTAATTCTTCATCTAGGAGAACATTAACAAGTATAAGTTTTTCAAATATTCAATCTGAAACTTGGCCGAATGTTGGAACTCAATATTGTAGTGGGGGTAGAGCAGTAAAAAATTCTGGAGGTACTGGTAGTTATAGTTGCTATGCTTATAATTCTATATAAATAAATTAAAATGAATGGATTTGAGCCAAGTTTTTTAGGATTTTTAACGATACTTTTGACAATAAATGAAATAAATTCTTGGCTTCAAGGACTATTAATAATAGTAACACTTATTTATACAACAATAAAAATTATCCAATTATTAAAAAAAGAAAAAAAATGATAAAAATATTAAGAAAGATTGCCAATTGGCTAGAAAAAATAAAAATGAATTTTAAAACTTGGTGGAATATAATTATTCAAAAACTATTATTTAAAAATTAACTATATTTGTTATATAAAAATTTAAGAGATGGCAAGTACAATATTTAACGGAACAAATTTATTATTAAAAGTAATTACTGATGGTGGAACATTAGCAACAGTTGCACATACAACAAGCTGTTCTATATCTTTTTCAAATGATGTTTCAGATGTTACAACTAAAGATTCAGCAGGATTTTCAGAAATAATTCCAGCTGTAAGAAGTGGAGAAATATCTTTTGATGGTTTAGTAGATTATACAGATACAGCAGGTGGAGATGAATTAGCTGGATATCTATTAGGTAGAACTAAAGTTGATTTTTCATTTGGTACTGCAGCAACAGGAGATACTGTTTACACTGGAGAGGGCTTTGTTACATCAGTTGAAATATCTGCAGAAGCAGAAACAGCTGTTACATTTAGTGGAACAATCCAAATTACAGGAGCAGTTGTTACAAGTGTTAATTAATAAATAATTAATGAATAAAAAAAGAGGTTATTATACCTTTGAGATTGGTGGTAAAAAACGCACACTTCATTTTTCAATGAACTTTTGGGCAAATTTTACTGATGAATTAGGAATTAGTTTAGATGAGATTGGCGATATATTTGGAAAAGGTATATCGCTAATTACGTTAAGAGCCCTTTTTCATAGCGCTATCTTAGCATTTGACCAAGAAGAAAAAAATCCAATTGATTATGATATTTATGATGTTGGTAATTGGTTAGAAAATGTTAATGCTAATAAAATAGAGGAAATTGTTCAAGCAATGACTGAATCTCGAATTTTAGGAAATGACCTTAATCAAGGTATTGAAAGAAATCCTAAAACCACTTCAACAGATACAAAAAAAAAGTAGATTGGGAAGATATAACTGATTTTTATATTGGTTATATAGGAATTAATCCCAACGAATTTTGGATAAATACATTCAAAGAAAATAAACTTTTATCAGAAGCTTTTGTTATTAGTTTAAATTTATCGTGGGAACAAAATCGTTTTATAGCTACAATGTTATATAATGTAAATTGTCAAAAAAAATCGCAAATGCTGAAACCAGCAGATTTATTTGAATTACCACAAGATAATCTTAGTAAAAACATAATACCTAAATCAACTTATGACCAAATGAAAGAGTTTGAAGAAAAAGTCAACAAAAAGTTTAATAAATAAAATAGTATTTTTGTAATATGGCAAATCAAAATACAATTTTAGAGGTTTTTTTAAAAGGAGATTCCACCCAATTAGTAGCAGCATTAAATAAAGCACAATCAAGAGTTAGTAAATTTAGCGCTAAACTTAAAACAGTTGGTAGTAATTTATCAAGAAATGTTACATTACCATTAGCTTTAGTAGGTGGTGCAGCAGTTAAAATGGCTATGTCATTTGATGAATCAATGACTAAAATACAAGCGCTTGTAGGAATATCAGCAGAAGAAGTTGATAAAATGAGAGAGGGTGTTATTCAATTAGCAAAAGATACAGGACAAAGCGCAGGAGATGCTGCTGATGCTTTATTCTTTATTACATCTGCAGGTTTAGAGGGCGCAGAAGCTATGTCTGTTTTAGAAGCATCTTTAAAAGCTTCTACAGCTGGATTAGGAGATGTTGCAACAATTGCAGATGCAGCAACTTCGGCTATGAATGCTTATGGTTCTGATTCATTAAGTGCTTCAGCAGCTACTGATGTTTTAGTTGCAGCAGTTCGTGAAGGTAAATTAGAATCAACAGAATTAGCTGGTGCTATAGGTCAAGTTATTCCAATAGCTTCTAATATGGGAGTTACATTTGATGAAGTTGGTGCTGTTTTAGCTAGTATGTCTAGAACAGGTACAAATGCTGCAACAGCTTCAATGCAATTAAAAAACATTTTAACATCAATTCTTAAACCAAGTAAAGAGGGTGCTGATGCTTTAGAAGATATGAATTTGAGTTCTGAAAAATTAAGACAAATAATTCAAGAAGATGGTTTGTTAGCTGTTTTACAAAAATTAAAAACTGAATTTCAAAATAATGGAGATGCACAACAAAAAGTTTTTGGTAATACAAGAGCATTGATGGGTATTATGGATTTATTAGGAAAAGGAGCAGACCAAACAGCAGAAATATTTAATGAATTAGCAAATGCTTCTGGTGCTACTGATGAAGCTTTTCAAAAAACAGCTGGTAGTCCAAGTTTTCAATTAAAAGATGCAATAAGTGATGTTAAAAATTCATTTACAGAAATTGGAGAAGAAATTTCTGTTGTTGTAATTCCTTTAATAAAAGGGTTAAGTAAGTTTATAACATTTTTAGCTGATAAATTTAAAAATTTAAATCCAACTTTAAAAACTGTTATAGTTTCATTAGGAGTTGTTGCAACATTAGCTGGACCTTTAATGTATTTAGCTGGAACTGTTTTACCTGCATTAGCTGTTGGTGTTAAAGGAGTAACATTAGCTTTACAATTATTATATGCTAATCCAGTTATTTTAGGAATTGGTGCTTTAATAGCATCTATAGTATTTTTAGGAAGTCAATTTGATAAAGCTTTTTCAAATAGTAAAGTTGGAACTTTAAAAACAATAACAAATTTATTAAAGTCAGCGGGAAATATGACTCAGTTTCTTGTTTTACAATCCATTGACTATGCAAACGCATTAGCAACTGAAAATAAAGAAAGTAAATCTTTTGCTGAAACATTAGCAGAAACTAATGCAGAATTAGAAAAAGCATTGACTTCAACAGTTATACCTACTAATAATAATGATAATTCTTCAGCTACTGATGCAATAAGAGAACAAGCTACAGCAGTAAATGAATTGGCACAGGTTTATCCTAAATTAAGTGCAGCCGCAATGGAAGCAGGAACAATTTTAAGTGAAGTTCCAAAAAAAGTAGAAGCAGGAACACAAGGTTTTGTAAAATCTTTTGATATTATTAAGCCATTTATAAATGCTTTTGCTGATAGTGTAACTTCTGCTTTTGATAAAAGTGATGGTTCTTTTAGAAGTTTTGCAGCTTCAATGTTACAAATTTTAGGAGATTTAATTATTCAAATGGGATTAGCTGCAATAGCAGCTTCTAAATTATCAAAAACTTTTGCAATTCCAATTGTTGGAGCAGTTGCAGGAGCAGCCGCAGTAGCTATTGGTGGAGTTATAAGAGGTATTGCAAACAAAATGAGAAGTGGTGGTGTTCAAGAATTTGCTAAAGGTGGAATAATAAGTGGTCCAACTTTAGGATTAATGGGAGAATATCCTGGAGCAAGAAGTAATCCAGAAGTTGTTGCACCATTAAATAGATTAAAATCAATGCTTGGCGATGGTACTTCAAATAAAATGACAGGAGAATTTGTTTTAAGGGGTCAAGATTTAGTTGTAGCTTTACAAAGAGCCGAAAGGAATAGAAATAGAATTATATAATTGTGGCAGTTTATAGAGTCAAATATGAATTACAATTTTCTGATGTAAAAGGAAATGGTCGTGTTGTCCAAATCTTGAAAAAAGATTATTTTGGCGCTATATTTCAATTAATTGGTTCTGATAATCCTGTTCAAATAAATTGGGAAAATGATGATGATTTTTATAATCCTATAATTGGAAGTTCTTGTACTTTAAATTTAATTGTAACAGATACAACTACTTATGATGATTTTTACATATTTGATGAACGAGAATATAAAGTTAGAGTTTTAGATGGACAAACTTCAGATGCTATTGGAACTGATGCAGAATGGCAAAGCGAAAATGATAATTTTGATGATGCTAATTTCGCTTGGGCAGAATCTGGGGATTTCAATATTTATTGGGAGGGTTGGTTGGTAACAGACCAATTTAGAGAACAAATTGTTTCAACACCATACAGCTTATCTTTAAATGCAACAGATGGACTTGGAACTTTAGATTCTTATGATGCACCAGAGGGACAAATTGCTTTAGATGGAAACGGAAATCCAATAACAACTACAGGTGGACAAGTAAATTACGATTCATTCTTTTATTACATAAGAAAAATACTAGCTAATCTTGAATTAAATTTTGATATATATGTTCAAAATCTAATTGAATCAAATACATCATTAGCATCAAATTCCATATTTCACGATATAAGTGTATTTGAATTTGCAACATATAAAGATTTAGTTAGAAGAAATTCAAAAGAATTATTAATTGATATTTTAAATGTTTGTAATTCTAGAATATTCCAATCAAATGGGTCTTGGTATGTAATGTCAAATTCAAATAATTATGATACTAGGGTTATTCCAGTTACAACAACGACAACATTATTTGGTTTACCAGCTGTAATAACAAATGATTTAGTTTTTGCAAGTAATACAACAATGACAATGTCATTAAATATTACGAGTTTAGGACAAGCATCATTAACTGATGCAGGTTGGTATATTGGAACAGATGCAACAAGTTATTTAAATAACACAAAAATTAGTTCTGCTTCAATTACAACAACAGGAGTTCACACTAAAATAAGTCCAACATTAATTCAAGGTTCAACTTATTATTGTACTGCTTTTGCAACTAATTTATATGGAACAACTATTGGCGATACTGTTCAATGTACTGCTGGTGCTGTTTGTTCTGGAACTACATCAACAACCACAACCACAACCACAACATTAGCGCCAAATGTTTGGTTATTATCCAATCCAAATGGTACTAGTCAATATGTTCAAATTGATTTAAATTTTTCAGTTGGAAATACAGTAGAAATTTCAGGTGGTGGAACTACTTGTTATACGATAGCTTCATCAACTTATTTAGCAAATGCTGCATCATATCCTACAATTACACAAGCTTGTCAAAATAATAATGCCTTTTTAATGACAGATGTTAATTTAGGTATTCCTGCAATAACACAAATAAGCGCTTCATTTAATGTTGGAGATACAGTAACTAAAAGTGATAGTGGCGCTGCTTGTTTTTTAATAACAGCTGAACAAATTGCTGCAAATCCAAATTCTTTACCAACAGTAACAGGTGCTTGTGCTACAACTACGACTACAACAACCACGACTACAACTACGACTACAACCACGACAACTGAAGCAGCAAATGCTTTTGTGGTAGAAAGAAATTCTGATGGATTTGTAACTTATGCTCAAATTAATAATAGTTTTGGAATTGGAGACCAAGTTTATGTTTCAAATGATGGAACAAATTGTTATACTATTGGTGGAACTTCTGCTATATCAGAACCAAATACAAGACCAACTGTAACCCAAACTTGTGCAACAACAACAACTGCAGCAACAACGACCACTACAACACAACCAGTCTTATCATATTTTAGAAGATATGTTGATTGTGCTACAGGTGGATTTGATGCAACTAAATATTTTGGAAACAATCAAGATAGATTTCCAGATGTAGTTGAGGACACAAATGGAGAATGTTGGTTTAATCCAGCTACTACAAGTGTTACAAGTAATTTATGGATTGACCAAACAGATAGCAACGGAGATAGATTATACCCTCAATATTCAACTTGTAATAATTGTACAGGAGAAACAACAACTTCAACAACAACGACTACGACAACAACTACAACAACAGCTGCTGTTTATTATGCACAATATGTTGAATGTGCAGACCCAACAGGTCAAGTTTTATATTACAGTAATACATCTAATAGTTTTCCACAAACAATTAGAAAACAAATAAATGGAATTGAAGAATGTTTCAATTATGTTCAAAATGGTGGACAAGGACAAAACGGAAGTATTTCTACGATACCTGCTGGAGACAGATTTGCAAATTGTACAAATTGTAATGCTGCTGCAACCACGACAACTACAACAACTACAACCACAACACAAGCGCAATGTGTTGCAATTAGTGTTTATTTGTCTGCAAATTCTGCTCTTGATGCTTGTTGTACTTCTCAATATAGCAGAAACGTATATGCAAATAGTAGCCAATTATCAACTGCAACTCAATTATATACATCAAGCGCTTGTACTTCTGTTTTAGGAAATAATTTTATGACAGAAAATGGACAAGTATATTATTATTGGAATGGAACTACTTTAATTCAAGCAAATTGTCCATCTTGCCCTTAAAAAAAATAAAAATGAAAACAAATGAGATATTTATGTGCCCAACCAGCTACTTTNTATTATGCTTGGCAAATTGATACATTAATTTATAATTTTATTCATAATGGGATTGAACAATCTCAAATAGATATAGTTTGTGCTATTCAAAACAAAATTGATAATTATTTTTACAAATTAGAGGAAAAATATCCAAATGTAAATTTTTATTTTTATAATGATAGTAGAACAGATTTTACTTATATATCTAGTATAAGACCTCATATTTTAAAACAACATTTTAAAAAATATCCAGATTTATATGCTGGTACTTTTATGTATCACGATTGTGATATAGCTTTAACAAAACCATTAGAAATAGATAAATATTTATGTGGTTGTAATCCAACTTGTTATTTAAGTGATACTAGAAGTTATATTGGTTATGATTATATAATGGAAAAAGGAGAAGATGTTTTAGATAGAATGTGTTTTATTATGAATATGGATAAAGAAATTGTAAAAAAAAATCAAAATAATTCTGGTGGTGCTCAATATATTTTAAAAAATATAACATTTGAATTTTGGGAAGATGTTGAAAAAGATTCAGTTGATTTATATAGAAATATATCTATAATGAATAAACGAATTAAAAATTTAAATCCATCATATCACGAATTACAAATATGGTGTGCTGATATGTGGGGGGTTTTATGGAATTTATGGAAAATTGGTAAAAAAACTGAAATTATTAGAGAATTAGATTTTATGTTTGCAGTAGATGGAATTGAAGTTTGGGATAGGAAACCAATATTTCATAATGCTGGAGTTACAGGTGCAAATACAGATTTATTTAACAAAGGAAAATATGTGGATATGATTCCACCAAATTATTTAGAATTTAATAAAGAAAAAGCTTCCAATAATTATTATAAAGAAGTTGTAAAAGCATTATATGAATATAAAGGATAAAATAATAGCTGATTTTCAAAAGCATAAAATAAGCCAAATGCAATTAGACCCCAATGGTTTATGTAATGCTTCTTGTTGGTTTTGTCCTGTATCAACAAAAGGTAATCCAAAACATGCTATGAAACCTATGCCAATAGATTTATTGAAAAGAATATTGGATAATATTTTAGAAGAAAGAGAAAAAGAAAATGGATTAGTTGCAAAAACATTTAACGGGTTTTACACAAGTCATTATAACGAAACATTGCTTTATCCTCATTTAGAGGAGTTCTTAGACACTTTAAAACAAAATGGACTAATGACTATGATATTGACAAATGGAACTCCCTTAACTCCTAAAAAAGCAGATTTATTAAAAAAATATGATTCAGTAATTAGTGGTTTAAATTTTAATGTTCCAATATTAACCAATTCAGAAATTTGGGCAAAAAGAACTGGAATGAAAGAGGGAATGTATAAAAACTTAATTAGAAATATTAAATATGTTTATGATTTATTTCCAGAAAGAATTGCAAATGGGTCTATTAGTATTGGAATGAATGGTATAAATACATATTCATTATTTGAAAATGGGGGTTGGATTGAACCAGGAAAAGATTTTCCAGATGATATTGATTTAAGACCAGAGCAAGGAGAAAATAAATTGGAAGTTAATGTTGGTCGTTCTATGTTTCCGGGTATGAATATTTATGGTATGACTCATTTAATTGACCGAGCAGGATTATTAGAAGATAAAATTGATAATAAAAAAGCTATAAATAAATTTTTACAACAAAACGAAAATAAACAAGTAACAAGTTGTGGAAATGGTGTTGAAGTTGGTGGTAGACCTATTGGGTGGATTCATATTAATGCAATTGGACAGGCTTTTTTATGTTGTAATGATTATGATATGGAAATTGTTGTTGGAGATTTAAGCAAAGAAAAATTATCAAATTTTTGGGGAAAGGCAAACCATATAGATAAAATTATAAATTCTTATAATACGATTTGCCGTAATTGTGCTAGTGCAAAATTTGACTAATTATAAATGCCAATATCCATAAACGCATCTTGTTCCATTTCTAGAACAATCATAAATGTCTTGGAGTTTACCATCTATCATTGCTGCAAAATGTCTAGATAAATTAAGAATTATTCTTCCTTTAGGTAATTCATCTTCTTTAACATGCGTAGTGCAACCACTTCCAATGGTCATTTTAGGAACCCATTTTAAACCATAATGTATAGCAATTTTCTTAAAAGTATATGTATGGATTCCTGTTCTTGCATTAGAAATTCCCCTTCTTCTTTTACTAGGTTTTTCTAATTTACAAAATTCATTTACTGTATCGTAAACTTCTTTATAAGGTAAATCTAAACAAATAGCTAAAGACCTAACAGCACAATCTCCTGTAAAACCTTTAAATCCTGCTTTTTTTCTACCACCATCATTAAATACAAATATATCTGTATTACAAATGGTTTTTTGTTTCCATTGTTCCAGATTAAAATCTGGTTTTGGAGTTGGTAATTTATATATTTTCATTTTAATTGTTTTTAATTATAAAACAAATATACAAAAAATATTTTAATAATAAAAATTTATTAAAAAAGTTAAAGAAAATTTTATCTTTTAAATAATTATCCTTATATTTACACTATAATTAATAAATAATAATAAAAAACAATTAAAATGAAAAAAGTAAATTTAACAGACACACAAAAAACAGGTTTAGAATTTCTTAACCTTAACACTTTAATACAAAGAGAAAATTATATTAAAGCAGTTGTTGATTATAATATCAATAAATTAGAAACAGCAGTTCTTAAATTAGAAGAATTAACAGGAATTAAGAGAAATGCTTGGAATAGATTAGTATATAGTGAAGTTAGAAAAGAATTTCCGAGACCAGATTTTTGGGATTATCATACAGAAAAAATAACATCTGATGAATATTATTCACAAAAAAGAGCTAACGAACTTTTTGAAACTGGAAATACAGCTTTCAATAAATTATCACAAATAGATGATATCACTTCTAAATGGCAAAAACAAACTCTTAGAGATGAATGGACAACAGAAGCAAATCAGACTTTTGAAAAAAGATTAATCTATATGGTAACAAAATTAGATGAATTTGGTTTTATTTCAGAAAATGTTAATTTATCAAAAGATGAAATTCAAACTTCAGTTGAAAATGATTTCGAATTTTGGATTAGCGCAACCGATAATTTAGATAATTATTTAGGTAGAGTCCACGCAAGATTAATTTGGGTAAATGGAACTCAATATTGTAGTCATTATAGATTTATCACTACTTTAAAAAAGTAATTAATAATCCAATCAAAATTAAGCCCACCTCATTGGTGGGTTTTTTTTTATCTTTGTCTTTATGGCAACAATTAGACAACAACAATTAACTTTTTTACAAAATACTGGAACAGAATTATGTGAGTTTAAAGTATATACATTTGATGGTAATTATAGATTTACTTTAAATGAAAATATTTTACAAACAGTTCCAGATAATTTACAACCAATAGATGCAAATTTAGTAACCGAATATTTAAGACCACTTAGATACTTAGACAGAAAAATTGATGTGGATAATAGAGATATTGTAAATGATAATCCCACTTTTAGATATGATACCTATGATTGGAATATGGGAACAGGCGCTGTTGTTAAAGTTGTAAAAAATCAATATATCCAAAATTTATTTCCATTAACTCCATTACCAATAACAGATGATTATATGGTAAGAAGTTTTACATCACAAATGCCAACATTACCAAATAAAGGAAGCGCTATAATAACAACATCAACAAGAACATTTGTTAATGCTACTTCAAACTATGAATTTGGGTTTTATTATTATTTCTATAAACAATGTGATAATATTAGTTATAGCTGTAATGAAAATTATACTTTTCATATAACAGTAGGTTTAGATAATAACGGAGATGGAAACCCAAATTATGTTTATAATTTTGATGATAATAAATTTGAAGCTGGTTCAACTTTTTCAGCTAATCATTATAAAGCAATTACAACAACAACAAATAATCAATGGGTTAAATATACAACCACATTAAATTCTGCACCAGCTGCTGCTGGAACATCTATTAGATTATTGGCTTCAATTTATCCACCAGCAAGAGATTCAATTGATATTTATATTGGAATGAATTGGTATGATAATATTTATGTGGCTAATTTAGGAACATCTGGAAAAAATTTAGTTGAAAAAAATGAAATATATGATTTATTAGGTGTATTCAAATCAACAGGTTATTATGAAAAAACAAATTTAACCTTTACAAATACGTTATCTAATAATGATGTTTTGGGTAAATTTAGTGGTGTTTTTAAAAAGAGAAATGATAATGAATTTGGAACATTAGACCATTTTATAAATCAAGAAATGTCAAATGATTTTAGAACTTTTGTTAAGCGATATGAAGGAACTTATTTTAAAAATGATAATAGCTCTGCTCCAATACAGATGTATAATAAAATATGGACTAATTTTGGAGCCACTATTTTGCAAGACCCTGTATCAGCAATTATTGATTCTATGACTTATAATTTAAAACAAAATACTTATGATATTATTTGTCATTTACCTAATCAAGATGATGATGTTCAAATACTTGAAACAATAAGTTTTGAGGAATAAAGTATAAATTTTCTTTTTTAAGTTAAAATTTTTTTTTACTTTTATATAAATATTTATATGTTAAGTTTTAATCTTATAATTAATGGTTGGGCAAATTTGTTAAAATCAAAATTGCATTTATTAGACTCTAGATTTAAAGAGGAAGCTGAACTTCGATTAATGAATTGTCATAGATGTCATCTAAGAGATGGATATATATGTTCAACCAATCGTAAAGGTATAAATATTCAAACTGGTAAATTAACCAAAGGATGTGGTTGTGTCATTACTGCTAAAGTAATGTCTGAACAATCTGAATGTCCTTTACTAAAATGGAAGTCTTATGACAAAATTTGAAATAGATTTTTATGTTCAACGAAAAGATTTGAATATAAAAAAGAAAGATGTTGAAGCTGCTTTAAATATAACAGCACCAACATTACAATCTAGAATTAAAAACCCACATAAAATAACAATTCAAGAATTAGATTTGTTAACAGAAATGGGTTTTGTGTTTAATCTTATAACTAATAAAAATGAAAAAAGAAAACTTAAACGTATCTCAAAAACCGTTGAAAACTAAAATAGTAACTAAAACCTTTAATCAAAGATTATTTGATTTGCAAAAAGATTTAGATGCTATTTCAAAGGACACAACAAATCCTTTTTTTAATTCAAAATATTTTGATATTAATGCTTTAATAAATCATTTAAAGCCTTTATTAAATAAACATGAATTATTATTACACCAACCTATTGTAGAGGGAAATGTATTATCTAGAATATCTTGTGTTTCAACAGGAGAATTTATAGATAGTGAAATTGCTTTACCTAATATAGATAATCCTCAAAAAGTAGGTAGTGCTATAAGTTATTATCGTAGATATACATTAGCATCTTTAATTGCTTTACAATCACAAGATGATGATGCACAAATGACTAATCCAAGTAATGAGTCAAGAGATGAATTGCCTTGGTTAAACTTAGGAACTAAAGAATACGATAATGCTTTGAATGGTCTTAAAAATGGAAAAACTATTTCCGATATCAGACAACATTATAAAGTAAGTAAACAAGTGCACGAACAATTAATTTTAACTTAAATAAATAAAAATGGAAGTAACAGGAATAATAAAAGTCATAGGTCCATTAGAAACTTATGCAAATGATTTTACTAAAAAATCAATCGTAATAACTACCCAAGAACAATATCCACAACCTATTCAAATAGAGTTTATTAAAGCTGCTATTGAAAAATTATCTGGTTTTAAAGTTGGAGATAATGTTGTTATTGGAATTAACATTAGAGGTAGAGAATGGGAAAGCCCAGATAAAGGAATTAAATATTTTAATTCTATTCAAGGGTGGAGAATTCAATTAGACTCTGAAAAAACAGATGAAGCTTTAAAGCAATCTGTTGCAAGTGAATCAGATGATGATTTACCATTTTAATTAACCAAAGGGGAGCTAAATGTTCCCCTTTTTTTTTATATAATTATGACACAAGGAGAAAAACAAAATTTAGATTTTAAAGATTTAATGATTAAAACATTACAATCTGAACTTGAAAAAAAAGATTTAATTATAGTTGGAAAAAATTTAATTATAAAACGATTTAAAGAATTAACTAAACATAAATTTAATAAAGATGGAAATGAAAATAGAAAAATTAAAAATAGTATATGATAATATTACTGACTATCATAATAAAGATTGTATTTCGGCAAGTGGTTTAAAATTAATTGCAAAGAAAAATTATTCTGTTCAACATTATTTACAAAAAGAATATAAATCCTCTGCGGCTATGGAATTAGGAAAAGCTGCCCACGTTTTATTGTTAGAAGGAATGGCAGAATTTGATAAGCAATATTTTGCTTTACCTAAATTGGATTTAAGAAAGAAACCAGATAAAGAAATAAAAGCTTCAATTGAAACTAGAAATCAATTGAAAGAAAGTGTATCTTCTGATGTATATTTCAAGCTATCTACAATGTATGATAATTTACAAAATGATAAAGATGCTTATCCTTATTCTAAAGGAAGCTATGAAGTTTCACATTACGGAGAATATTTAGGAATACCTGTCAGGGTAAGGCCTGATGTTATTGGTAAAGATTGGATAAGTGATTTAAAAACCTGTCAAGATTCTTCTCCTAAAGCATTTAAAAGAGATATTTGGAATTATGGATATAATATTCAAGCAACATTTTATTGCGATATGCTAGGATATGATGTTACTAAATTTAGATTTATTGCAGCAGAAACTAATGCACCTTATGCTATTCAATTATATGGGTTATCAGATGAAATGATTGATTTTGGAAGATTGGGTTGGCAAACTGCTTTTCATTATTGGAAACAATATTTAAAATCTGGAAAAATAACAAAATATATTGGCGATACAGTTGCAAAAGATGGTGCTATATTATTATAATAAAAACAAATTTTTCTATTTATTAAGCTATACAAATAAATTTTTTCTAATTTTAAAAGAAATTTGTATAACTAAATTAAATAATTTGGCAAACCCGTTTCAAAAATATTTAGGTAAAGAAGATATTTTACAACACAAAGTTATGGAATATTTAAATTATCAATATCCTACGACTTATGCTATTCACGTTCCAAATGAAGGCAAAAGAAGTCCATTTGAAAGATTTAAATTTAAATATTTAGGCGGCAAAGCAGGAATTCCAGATATATTGATTTTTAAAAGTAACTCTAAAAAAAATGGATTAGCAATTGAATTAAAAGTTGGATATAATAAACCAACTGAAAACCAATTTAAAGCAATGGAAGATTTAAAAAATTCAAATTGGGAAGTTCATTGGTTAAATGACTATGATAAAACTATTCAAATTATAGATGAATATTTCAAAATATAATAAAATGCACGAATATAAAATGGTTTTTTGGAGTGAAAGTAAACAAAGGATTAGATATACATATACCGGAAAATTCGATGGATTTCAACATTACGATTATATTGGAAAATTAACTAATGCAGAATTTGATGTTATGTTAGAAGCATTATTTATGATTTATCAAGACTCAAGTATAGAATTAATTGAAGTTAAAGCTTTATATTTAAGACTAAGAAGTTTTTTCAACGAGATTAAACAGATTACAGAAGATATCTAAAAATGAATAAAAATTATTTTGCCGTGATACCAGCTTTTGTTCGGTATGATGAAGAATTAACCCCCAATGCGAAATTAATGTATGGCGAATTAACAGCATTATCTAATGAACAGGGCTTTTGTTTTGCTACAAATAAATATTTTGCTGATTTATATGGAGTAACAACAACATCTATTTCTAAATGGATAAATCAACTTAAAACTAAAAATTATATAAAAGTTAAAATGATTTATAAAAAAGATTCAAAGGAAATTGAACAAAGAAAAATATACATACATTCAGAAGAAAAGGTATTAAAGAAAACTTATAGACCTATGAAAGAAATGTTACAGGATAATAATAATATTATATATAATAATAATAGTATAGAAAATTTTTCAGATATAATTTTGAAATCATTTAATCATATTTGTGAATTATTTCCAACTCAAACAAGACCTAAAACTCATTCAGATAAAATTAAATGGTTGGAATGTTTAGATAAATTAGAAAGATTAGATGGTTGTAATCCAAGAAAAGTTTATTTCATTTGTCAAAAAGTAAGACAAGATGAATTTTGGAAAGAAAACTTTTTAACTATATTAAAATTAAGAAAGAAAAATCGTGATGGATTAAAATATATAGATGTATTTGAAGCTAAATTTGGTAGAGATTTAAAAAAAGTTAATATATGAGTTTAATTAAAAATAGTAATAGAATAAAACAAACAATAGATTTTAGTGGTGTACAAAATAAAAATATGCATCCAAGCGATATTGATGCTGTTTTAGAATTTGACCAACAAATTTTAATATTAATGGAAATTAAATATAAAGGGTCTCCAATTCCAACAGGTCAAAAATTAATGTTGCAAAGAATTGCAGATTCTTGGCATGTTGGAGTAAAAAAAGCAATTGTTTTAAAAGTTGAACATTCATTTAAAGTGGATAATAGAGATATACCATTAAGTAAATGCTATGTTACTTCTTTTTATTATAATGGAGAATGGAAAAATATAAAAAAACCTCAAATGTTTGTTCCGTATATAAATAGATTAGGCAAATTATTTGATAATGAAAAATGTAGATTTTAATTAATTAATTTTTTCTATTGGTTAATTTTCTTTTAATTTATATAAAATAAAAACTTATTTAATAATGAAAGAAAAATTTCAAGATATTGGAATTAATATTGGAGCAAGAAGTGGCGAGACTCAGTTAATTTGTCCAAAGTGTAGTCATAAAAGAAAAAAGAAAACTCAAAAATGTTTATCGGTTAATGTTGAAAAAGGATTATACCATTGTCATCATTGTAATTGGTCTGGAAATGTTAGTTTGACTCAAAAAAAAGAATATGTTAAACCAATAATAGCAAAATCAAAATTATCAGAAAAAACAATTACTTGGTTTAAAAAAAGAGGAATATCAGAAACCACTATTGTAAATTGGAAAATTACAGAAAGTAAAACATATTTTCCACAAGTAAAAGAAACAAGAACGGCTATTAATTTCAATTATTATCGTAATAAAGAATTGGTTAATATAAAATATAGAGATGGAAAGAAAAATTTCAAACTTTATAAAGATGCTGAATTAGTTTTTTATGGAATAGATAATATTGTTGAAATGGATGTTATATATATAACGGAGGGAGAAATAGATGCAATGAGTTTATTTGAAGCTGGAATTTTTTCAGTTTGTTCTGTTCCAAATGGAGCAAGTATTGGAAACCAAAGATTAGAATATTTAGATAATTGTTATAAATATTTTGAAGATAAAAAACAAATTATATTATGTTGCGATAATGATGAAGCTGGATTAAATTTAAGAAACGAATTAGCAAGAAGATTTGGTCAAGGTAGATGTAAATATGTTGATTTTGGAGAATATAAAGATGCTAACGAGATTTTAATTAATAAAGGTACAAGTGCATTAAGAGAGGTTATTGAAAAAGCTAAAAGTTTTCCAATTGAAGGAGTCTTAAATTTACACGATATTTGGGAAAGTGTATTAAATTATAATGAAAATGGAATCACAAATTATGATGTGCGACTTGGAGACAGCAAAGAATATTATAACATTAGCTTCGGAGAATGGTCAGTTTTTACGGGGATTCCAAATGCTGGAAAATCCGATGTTATCGACCAGTTATGTATTAATTTGGCAGTCCACGAAAATTTTAGAATAGCAATGTATAGTCCAGAGAGTTATCCATACGAGGGACATATAAAAAGAATTGCAAATAAATTAAATGAAACAAATTGTAATAATGATTTATTAAATCAATCCAAAGATTTTATAATTGAACATTTTAATTTTGTAAAAATTGATTTAGAGAATTTAACATTAAAAGGAATATTAGATGCTTTTAGACAATTAGTATTTCAAAAAGGAGTTCAAATTTGTGTCATTGACCCCTGGAATATGTTAGACCATTCATCACAAAGAGATTTTACTTATGTTGGAAAATTATTATCCGAGATAACTCAATTTTGCCAACAAACAAATACACATTTAATATTAGTTGCACACCCAAGAAAAATGGAAAGCATAGAGGGTAAATATAGAGTTCCTACTCCATATGATATTTCTCAATCCAGCGATTTTTTTAATAAAGCATTTAATTGTGTTACTGTTTATAGAAATTTAGGACAAAAAACTAAATTTAATTCAGATAGTGTTCAAATATATGTTCAAAAAGTTAAAAGAAAAGAAAATGGAAAGCAAGGAGATTTTATGGTAGCACCAGATTTTGGAAATGGCGGTGTATATAAAGAGATAGATAAGGATATTCAAAGATTTGAAGTTATTAAAGATAATATTCCATTTTAAATTATAACTTTGTTAAATGTATGATTTAGAGATTGCTTATATATGGGGTTTTGGTTTATGTATAAATTATTCTAACGAAGATATTGAAGGATTAGATAAAATATCAGATGATTTAAGGCATACCATTCAAATAGTTTTTTTTGTAATCATAATTAACATTAATTTTTATACAGATGACTCCAACTAAAAAACAGGTTAAAATAGAATCCATATTTGAAAATGAATCTAATCCAAGATTTATAAATAAAAAAGCATTTGAAAAATTAGTAAAATCAATTAAGGCTTTTCCAGAAATGTTAGAAAAAAGACCAATTATTATAGATGAGAAAAATATAATATTGGGCGGAAATATGAGATTAAAGGCTTGTAAAGAAGCTGGATTAAAAAAAGTTTGGGTTGACCAAGTTATAGATTGGACAGAAAAACAAAAAAGAGAATTTATTATAAAAGATAATGTTGGTTTTGGAGAATGGGATTGGGATATATTAGGTAATGAATATAGTTTTGAAGAATTAGCCAACTGGGGTTTAAATGTTTCTACTGGTGCAGATGAAATTGAAGATTTATCAGAAGCATTAATTGCAGATTTAAAAATAGAAATAACAGTTAAGTCCGAAGATGAACAAGAACAATTATTTGAGGAGTTAAGTAAAAGAGGATATAAATGCCGAGTTTTAACATTGTAAAAAAATCAAAACCATCTGAAAGTTTTCGTGTTGCTTCAGTTATGGGTAAATTTGATTTAAATTCTAATAAAATAGAAGAAACATTTGTTGGTAATATTGAATTACCAAAAAAATGGCAAGTGGGTTTAATTGTTGGTGCAAGTGGTACAGGAAAAACTACTATTGCAAAAGAATTATTTCCAAAATCATATATAACAAACTTTAAATATAAAGCTGAATCTATATTAGATGATATGCCAAAAGATAAATCAATTGATGAAATTGTAAAAACATTTAATGCAGTAGGTTTTTCTTCTCCACCAAGTTGGTTAAAAAGTTATAGTGTATTAAGCAATGGTCAAAAAATGAGGGTTGATTTAGCTAATGCTTTATTAAATAATAATAAATTAATCGTATTTGATGAGTTTACTTCTGTGGTAGATAGAAAAATTGCTCAGATTGGTTCATACGCAGTACAAAAAAGTGTGCGTAGAACAAAAAAACAATTTATAGCAGTCAGCTGTCATTTTGATGTAGAAGATTGGTTAATGCCAGATTGGATATTTAATACAGATACTATGACTTTTCTAAATTTAGAGAAGCAAAAAAAAAATAGACCAAAAGTTGATTTACAAATACTCGCTACAAAAGATAAAACAATCTGGAAAGCTTTTGCTAAGCACCATTATTTAAGTCATACCCATCATAATGCAGCACATACTTATGTTGCTTATGTAAATAATCAATTAGCAGGTTTTATTTCTATCCTGCATTTTCCACATCAAAGATTAAAGAATATGAAAAAAGTTCATAGGCTTGTAATATTACCAGATTTTCAAGGAATTGGATTTGGAATTATATTATTAGAATTTATTGGAAAATATTATATAGAAAATAATTATAGATTTTCTATAACAACTTCAGCACCATCATTAATTCATTTTTTTAAAAAATCAAATGATTGGAGATTGAAAAGTCACGGTAGAACTATGGGTGGTAGAACTAAATCTGCTAATAATAAATTAAATAGTGGGTCAGAAAAAAGACTAACAACTAATTGGGAGTTTATTATATAAAATATTTTTTTATTTGTAAAATTTTCTTTATATTTATACTATAAAACAATAAGAAATGGAAAATACAATTAGATTATCAGAATATTTAACAATAGAGAAAACTACTCAAATTGGATTAATGATTAATATGTATCAAAAGGAAATAGATTTATACGATAATAATATTAGTCTTGCAGAAGTAACACATTTATCACGTGATTTTATAGATGAACAAAATGCTAAAAAAATGGAAGCGATTAGAAATCAAAACACTTTAAAAAAATGTCTTTTATCATAAACAAAAAAAGTGGAATGGTTTGGGCTTGTGATAAAGTCGGAGATGAATATTTAATTCATAGATATAATTATTCAATGTTTATATCAAAACAATCTTTTATTAAGAATTGGAAAATAAAATCAAATGGAAAACAAAGTTAAAAAAGGAGACAAATTCAAGTTTATAAGAAAATCCAAATTTGGTAAAGAAATAATAACATATACAAAAGTTGTTTGTATAATTTCAAATCGTGTTGTATTTGACAACGGAGAGGAAATACATTTAAATAAATTTAAAACCCTATAATTATGCCTTATATTTCAACAGAGGAAGTTAGAGAAAAAAGACAGCGATTAAAAGCTGCATTACCACAATTCAAATTTAGCATTAGAAAATTAGACCATATGAAAATATCAGTTACGATATTATCTGGTCCAATCGAAATGACTGAAAATCCAAAAGGTTACGAACAAGTTAATCATCATTGGATTGATGAACATTATAATAATAGACCACAGGTTAAAAACATTTTAAAAACAATTCATAGTATTATAGCTTTAGACCAAAAAGAATTAGTTTATGATGGAGATTATGGGTCAGTGCCAACTTTTTATATATCAATTAGCATTGGAGATTGGGATAGACCTTATGAATTTAAATGGAATTAAACAGTTAATTTCTTGTTTTTTGAAAGTCCTCTTGCAAAAGGGGATTTTTTTTGTTTAAATTTGTCAAATGGCAAAAGCGAACAAAACCGAACATATAAAAAAGGCTTTAATTGAATCCTTAGAGAAATCTCTTGGAATTGTTACAACAGCTTGTAAACAAGTTGGAATAGGTAGAACTACTTTTTATCAATATTTAAAAGATGATATTGACTTTGCTAATAATGTTAAAGAAATAGAAAATATTGCATTAGATTTTGCAGAATCTCAATTGCATAAACAAATACAAAATGGTAATACACCAGCAACTATTTTTTATTTAAAGACAAAAGGAAAGAAACGTGGTTATATAGAACGACAAGAAATTCAGCATGATGGAACAATTAAATCAACTTTAATAGAATGGAAACCAGCAGAACACGAATTGAGCAACAATGCAATAGACAATTCTACGACCTTATCGGAAGCGACAAAAGATTTAGAGTCCACCAGGGGGGAACAAGAAGTGGCAAAACAGTAGCCATTTGTCAATATATTGTTTATTTAATTACAACATCTAAAAAGCCTTTGGTAATTTCCATAATAAGAAAAACACTTCCAGCGCTTAAAGGTTCAGTACTTCGTGATATTTTAATAATATTACAACAGACAGGAATTTATTATTTAGGAATTCATAATAAAGCTGCAAATACATTTATATATAATGACCATTTAATAGAATTTCTTTCAGTAGATGAACCACAAAAGATTCGTGGTAGAAAAAGAAATATAGCTTTTTTAAATGAAGCGAATGAATTAACATTAGAAGATTTTAGGCAAATAAATCTAAGGACAATAGACTCTGTCATTGTAGATTTTAATCCGTCGGACCCAGTGCATTGGTTGTATAGCGATTTGATTATAAGAGATGATTGTGATACTTGGATAACAACATACCAAGACAATAAGTTTTTATCAAAAGAATTAATTTTTGAAATTGAACGAATGAGAGAAAGAGACCCAGATTATTGGCGAGTTTATGGAGAAGGACAAAAAGCAATATATAGTGCAAGACAAATATATAACAATTGGACTTTTATTCCACATAGTGAATTTCCAGAATTTGATATAGATGCTGAGGGTATTATAGGAATGGACTTTGGATTTTCAAATCATCAAACAGCTATTGTATTATTATTTTTAAAAAACGATAAAATATATGTTCACGAATTATTATATAGCAAAGGATTAACAAATGGAGAAATAGCTGAATTTTTAAAAAATGATGGCTATGAAAATATATTATGTTATGCTGATGCAGCAGAACCAAAATCAATTGAACAAATTAAACGAGATGGAATATTAATTAAACCTTGTATAAAAGGTCAAGGAAGTGTAAATGCTGGAATTTCATTATTAAAAGAATATGATATATTTGTTAGTCAAGAAAGTAAAAATGTATTTAATGAATATAACTCTTATTATTGGGAACAATTAAAAGATGGAACTATAATTAACAAACCAAAAATGCTTTCAGACCACCTAATGGATGCTATTAGATATGGAGTTTATTCTCACTTTGGTAAGCGCCAAAAGTTTTTTGTAATTTAATTACTATTTTTGTAAAATAAAGTATAGCTATGGCAAATATATTTCAAAGACTGGGAGGTCTACTGACTAAAAATTTACAATCCACAAACGAACAATTTAATAGAGCAGTTTACAAATATTTAGGGCAATCAATTATTTGGAATCCAGATAATGATGACACTTATATAAACAAAGGATATAGATATAATTCAACAATATATTCTATTGTAAATTTAATAGCTAAAACTGCGGCAACAATTCCATTTAATGTTTATGAAGTTAAAAATGAAAATGAATTAAAAAGATATAAAGCAATGACAGGTGGATTGGCTAATGGAGCATCATTACATAAAGCTGGTATTTTAAGAAAACACGCATTAGAAGAATTACAAGACACAGAATTACATCAATTATTAGAAAGACCTAATCCAGCACAATCATATAGTAGTTGGATTCAAGAAATAATTGCTTTTGGTAAATTAACTGGAAATAGATATATATATGGAATAAGTCCAGATGGTGGACCAAATTCAAAAAAGTTTCAAGAATTATATGTATTACCAAGTCAAAAAGTAGAAATTAATTCAAATGGAATATTTGAACCTGTTGCATCTTATTCATTAGATTATAATGGTACATATAAAATGGAAGCAGAGGACATTTGTCATATAAAAGATTTCAATCCATATTATGATGGAACAGGGTCTCATCTATATGGTATGAGTCCACTAAAAGCTGGTTTAAGGTCAATGGATGCTAATAATGAAGCATTAACAACAGGAGTTAAATATTTACAAAATCAAACAGCAAGAGGATTATTAATGTCAGAGGAAGGAGATTTAAATGAAGTTCAAGCTAAACAATTAAAAGAAAAGTTTAAACAACAATATCAAGGGAGCAATAATGCTGGAGATGTTATTATAACACCAAAGAAATTGTCTTGGGTTAATTTTGGTTTAAATGCAAGTGATTTGTCTTTAATAGAACAATATAATGCAAGTATTAAAGATTTATGTAATGTATATTCTGTTCCAGCTGTTTTATTAAACAATACAGAATCATCAACATATAATAATGTAATTGAAGCTAAAAAGTCTTTATATCAAAATGCTGTAATTCCAGAACTTAATAAAATTAAAGATGAATTAAATAGGTGGTTGGTTCCTGCTTATGGAGATAAATTTTATATTGATTTTGATTACACTAACATTTCTGAGTTACAAGAAGAAATGGATAAGGTGGTTGACCAAATGTCTAAGGCTTGGTGGATTACACCAAATGAAAAAAGACAATCAATGACTTATGGTGTTGATACTGATAATGAAAAAATGAATGATTATTATGTTCCAAATAATTTAACAAATATGGGAGAGGAAGATATTATCGAAGAAGAAATTAAAAGCGTAAATATAGATTATAACAATTTTGATAAAGGAGAAATTAGAACAGATGTTTTTGATAATCCGGGCGAAGCAAATGCAAGAGCACAAGAAATTGGGTGTGATGGAATTCATAGTCACGAGGAAAATGGAAGAAATATATTTATGCCTTGTGCGACACATACAGATTATGAAGCTGCAGTTGGTACAACTTTAAAACCAGGTTATCACGAACAAGAACAAAAAGCAGATACTTATAGCAAAT